ATTTAACTTCTTCTTCTACCCATAGACGATCTAGATTTTCATCATAGCCGTCGTACACTGGTTTATCTTTTTGTTTTTCTTTTCTGGCTTGTTTTATTTTTTCATATAACTCAGGGTTATATGTTTCTTTGTGTAACGGATTATTTAATAGTTCAAGATAATATCTTGGTACTGTTGTTTTTTTTTCTTTTATTACGACGTAGTCGTGAGGAAATACGTCTTTTATGTATTTCTTAAACCAGTCATATCCTATTCCCGGTTTTCTACTCATAGTACAATATTCGTGTTTGTTTTGTGTCACCTCCCCTGTTAGGGGATCTATTTTTGTTTGTTCTTGTGTTCCTTTTTGTTTTTTCATTACATATCTTGCTACATAGCTGGCGCTTTCTAATTCGCAATTGCCAATGGTACTAAATCCATATGGCCATATTTGTGCTAATTCTTTACTTTCGTATATTTTGTAACCTTTTCTTTCTGTATGTAATGTTTTGTCTGGGAAGTCATAACCAAATATTATTGCATGATAATGTGGTCTTTGGTTTTCTTCTCCATATTCTCCACAATGGAAGAATCTGATATGATTCCCGTGCTTCTTTCTCAGACGTTTCATAAAACGCTGAAATTCGCGCACATCTAGAGAAGATGGAACTTCTCTATTATTTAATGATTCTGGATTAAATGTTAATGTTATAAAGCACGATGTTTCGTGCATTTGGGCCTCGTGCATAATACGAGTTGCCCATTGTCTACTATAATTTAGTCTACACCCTACACATTGTCCACATGGCAAATTAAACCCTTTCGCATACGGAAAGGGACTATTGAATACGATTTTGCCATCTATTCTGAATGCCGTGAGAGGGTGGTAGCATTTCATTATTATATTCTATAACCGCCTCGCATAGGCTTAATGTTATTTTTTTTGTTTACTTTCATTGCTGTTCTTTTAAAAACTTTTGATGAGCGTTTTCTACTCATTTTTTTTCTATACATATTAGATCTCCTATTAGGTTGGTGTCACTCCACACAGTTGACATCAAGTAGTCAACTGTGTGGCCTATTCCGAACGCTCTTGAGCTGTTGATGGCTCGCCGCTTTCCGGAATAGGGTCTGTAGCTGAGGACGGAGCCACAGCTTCTGGGGTTTCGTTTATGAAACCCATTTTTTTTAATTCGTCTTTATTATCCGGATTACTTACAAATTCGTAGAATTTTCCCGGATTGTTATCGAATTGTTTTCTTATATCTGACGGAATTGTCATGAATTCTTCTTGTGCTGATTGCACTAAATCTAATGCTTCTCTGTAATCTGATACTTCAGAGAAATCTCCGTATCGTGCTTGTCCACGATGTACGTGTTCTATTATTCCATTCCTATCATGTCTTTTTATTATATTAATTATATCGCATTCCTCTTGGAAATGCTGTTGGGTGAGTGATTCACCCTCTGTATGAAAGAAACATGGCTTATGTGGTTCATAAGCTGTTCTAAAAGGTATTACTTTTTCTAGTTTTTTCATTTGTTATTCCCCAATAATTTTTCAATTCTTGCTTTATCTTTAATATATTGTTGTGTATTAATTCTAAGTCTTAACGGTTTAGATTGTTTATTAAGAAATCTTTTAATTGCATTTAATGCATCTTTGACATTTGATGAATTTCTTTCCATACCGCTTTTAAGTTTAGCTTCTATATCAGTACCTTGCATTGCGTTTGTTAAAGCTTTTCCTGTAAAGAAATCTTGTACGGTACTACCTGTTTGGTCTTCTAATAATCTATCTATAGCTAAACCTGTTTTTCCTATAATTGATCCACCAGTTCGTTTTAATATTTTTGTTTCTTCATTTATTTTATTAGTTGTTGCCATAATATTTTTAGCAGTTGCTGTAGCTTGTTGTATTTGTGCTTTTCCTAAAGCGATTTGCACAGCTTGAGGCCCAGCTTGTGACATTGCTTTTCCGAAATCTGGTACTTGTGCCATCGCTCCACTAGGTGAAGAAGCACCACCTAATTTTGATGCTAATATTGGATTTAATCCCGCTCTTTTCATATCAGACATACCACGTTGATAAGCTGTATTAGACATCTCACGCTGAAAATTGTTTTGATCTTTAGCGCGAGATTTTTGTTGTTGTGCCTGATATGTATATGGCAATATATGACTAAATAACATTAGAAATGATCAATCAGACCAGGTACGCCATAAGTAGGCATTGGTCTTGCACATTTTAATTTAAAGTACATATCCAAAATCATATTTGGATAATTCTGTACTGCTGTTACTCGGTCTACTGGCGGATTTTCTTCTATAAATGAAGCATTTAAGGCAGGCAGTGAACCGAAATCCTGGGCTAAATGCCAGGTATCTAAGCTTTGTGCGAAATTTGATCGCATTTGTCCAGTAACAAAGCTTGGTTTATAGCGGTACTCAGCGTACCTTTCTTGATAGCCGAATACTGAATCGTCGGCTGTTGTTCCTTGGGCGTAAATCTCTTTATTAAGGATTGACTGTTCTCCAAGGTGGGCTAGGGCAGGCCAGTAGAAATCAAACTTCGTTTGTCTACTAAAGTGTCTTGGTAACCCTTGTTGGTATGTAAGATCTGCGAATACATTCGCTAGCCCTATTATTACTGAGTGCTCAGTAAATGATTTACTGAATTTATGACCCATAAATCCAGTTGTTGCGTAACCTGAAAGGTTACCTTGTGGTGTTGTTGTATCTGTAGAACTTGTTTGTGCTATAGGATTTACATTAATCCTATCTTTTCCGCCACCGAGATATTCGGGGCGTTGTAATCTAGCATCTGGGCTAGTTACTCCGAAGTGTGATTGTATTACTTCGGTATATCTTGTTCCTCCTCTAGCGTCTTTCTCGTAGAGTCTTTGTATTTGGAACGCTTCTCTTAATTGGTTTATTGTTGCGGCAGTTGCATCAGATAAATCAGCAACAAAAGGTGTTGCATCTGAATTGTATCTTGTTACAGGTGTATTTACACCTGTATTTGTTAAGCCGTCTGTCCAATTATTTCCAGACATATCTGCATTTATAATTAGTGGCGCTGTCGTACCTAAAGGTAATGTTACTGCTTCTCCTTTTTGTGGCCATGGTAATGCTGATGTAAAATAATCGTGTCTTTTACCTCTTTTAAGCAAAGTATAATTACTTGCTGTGTCTGGTCCGTCTCCTTTGTCGACTGTTACGCTGTTTTGTAGATTTTCATCTCTAAACCAGTCGTTATATATTAAATTATATGCTCGTCCGCATAAATTATTAAATGTTAAAGCAACATCGGTTGGTACACCGAAATAGTCATATAAAGTGCTATTTGTTGCTGTTGTTGTTGTTGTTGGAACTAGGTAATCCGTGCTATCGCCCGGGTTTGTTTGCTCTCCGCAAAACTTTTCCCAGTTATCCCATATAAGTCTATATGGTACTGCAAAAAAGAATGTTTCTATATATAAATTATCCATAAATGGATTAATTGGTGTAGCCAAACGGCCAAAGCCGTTGGCGTCCATTTGAAATGTGTCCCCAGGTAATGCTTCATCATAGAAAATTGGTATTAAATTTCCTGCATCGAATGTTGTTTTTAAGCCATGATCTCTGTTAAAAACTGATCTTTGTATATCTACTTTAGGTACTCTACTAAAGTCTTTTGTTAATGTTGATGGAAGATTTCCTTGAGGTCCAAACATGTTTTAATCCTTTTTTGTTGAATCCGATAATACTTCGAATTCTATTATTATTGTTGTTTCAGTAGGGCTTACAAAGCCCTCTGTTTCTACCCATCTACCAATTCTTGCTAAATGGTAGTCTTTTGGATATTTGCCAAAAGGTAGTTCTGGTCGTTGTAATAAGTCCGTACAAGCTCGTATTGCAGTGCCATCTGTAAGTTCTATAAATGGTGGTGCATATATTTCTGATACTTTGTCGTATATTGAATAAATATTTTTTGATTGTTGATTGTCTTTTTTGTCCATAGTTTTGTCCTCGTTGTCGCATAATGTTTAACATGCTGATTATGGTTACATAATATATATTACGAGTCAAACTTTTTTTAAAGGTCTCTTATAAGCTGCTTTAAACTTTGTAATTTAACTTCTTCTTCTACCCATAGACGGTCTAGATTTTCATCATAGCCGTCGTACACTGGTTTATCTTTTTGTTTTTCTTTTCTGGCTTGTTTTATTTTTTCATATAACTCAGGGTTATATGTTTCTTTGTGTAACGGATTATTTAATAGTTCA